CTGCTGGTACTAAAATTAATTCAAATTTTATTGAACTATATAACTTCTTAGGAGCAGAGGGAGATAGCAGTACTTTAGCTTCGAGAATTAAGTTTCAAGACAGCGCGGTAGTGTTCGAAGGTAGTAACTTAGATGCGCATGAGACTAGATTATTTGCCGAAGAACCTACGGCAGATAGAGTTGTAACCATACCTAATGCAACTGGAACTATAGTATTTAAAGATACTACTGACACACTAACTAATAAAACTTTAACTTCACCAAATATAGCTAACATAGTAAACGGAGGAACACTTACTTTACCGTCAGGTGCAGACACTTTAGTAGCGAGAACAAGTACAGATACTTTAACTAATAAGACATTGACAGCGCCAACAATAACTTCACCTATTGTAGGAACTGCGATAAAAGATGTTAATGGGAACGAACTTATAAAATTTACTGCAACTGGAAGTGCAGTTAACGAGATTACTCTAGCAAATGGAGCTAGTACTAATGGTCCTACTATATCAGCTACTGGAACAGGTAGTAATTTAAACATCACTTTGACTCCAAAAGGAACTGGATCTGTAAATATTGGTAAAGCTGCATACGGAACTGCAACCATGACTGCTTCAAATCCTGCTCCACCCGGTGCTACACTTATCATATGTAATGTAAATACTGGAACACTAAATGTAGCTCTGGCCGATGGAACAACCGACGGCGAGTACAAGATTTTTACAAATAAAGGTTCTGTCTCTGCTACAGTTACCCCAACTAATTTTGCTAATGGAACTTCTTTTAGCTTACCACAGAACAAAGCAACTCAATGTATTTGGGACGGAACAAATTGGTTTATGTTGAATGGAGCCGATTCTTCAGCGACCAATATAACAATAACATAGGAATAGACAATGACGGCAATAATTACAGACATTCTCAAAAAGCAACTAGTAAAAAATGTCTTTGACGAAGTAAACGCTGGTTCTCAAAATTACTATATTGGAATTGGTAGATCAGAGCAATGGAATTCTACTGAAACAGTTCCAGACCCGATTGATACTCCTAGAACTATAAGAAATACTAGATCAGGAATACAATCAATAAAAAAAGTTGAAGGTACTTCTTTTGTTATTCCAAGATATAACTGGTCTTCTGGTGCAATATACAACGCTTTTGACGATGATTTAACTGAAATTCCTTCTAACAGTTATTATGTAATAACTGAAGATAACCAAGTCTATATTTGTTTACAACAAGGTAAAGATGCTAACGGAAATCCTGTTACTTCCACAGTGAAACCAAATTCTGTTGACTTAACAAAACCATTTAAGAACGCTGACGGATACGTGTGGAAATTTTTGTATACACTTAGTGCAGCAAGAGCAAGTAAGTTTTTATCTGCAAATTTTGTTCCAGTAGAAAGAGTAGTAGCAGACTCTGCAGGCGTGCCAACTCTCAATGTTACGGAAGCTCAACAAAAACAAGTTGATAGTAACGCTGTCCCTGGACAAATATTAGGAGTTGCATTAATAAATGGCGGAACAGGATATGATCCAGCTAGTCCGCCGGTCGTAACTATAAACGGCGACGGTGTCAGAGCTGCGGCAACTGCTACAGTAAGTGGTGGAGCTGTGGTAAAGATAGAATTAGACTCAAGCACAGATAGCGCTATCAAAATGGGACAAGGATATAACTTTGCAAGTGTTACTATTGCAGCTCCAAGTTCTGGAACCACTGCAACGGCTCGAGCAATTATAGGACCAGATAGTGGCCTTGGTGCTGATCCAAGAGATGAGCTAAAAGCTACATCTTTGATGTTTAATATTAAACCAGATGGAGAAGTTTCTCAAGGAGCTGTTAGTAGCAAGACGTTTATAATTAATCAAGACTTTAGACAAGTCGCTCTTATCAGAAATCCTTTTGAATCAGATAGTGCGGCAACTGGTAAAAAATTTACAGCAGCTTCTGGCATGATGTTACAAAGTTTAAGAGTTACCGATTCTTCAGAAGCAACTTCATTTGCAGTAGATGCTGTTATTACTGGATCAGGGTCAGGCGCAAAAGCTGTAATAGATAAAATTGAAACCACTACTGGTTTTCATCCGCAATTAATTGTTCATCAAAACGATTCAACAGGATTTAAACCTTTTACTGAAGGTGAAGCTATAACTGGTGGCGCTGGTGCTGCTTCACTAGTGGGATCTGGTATCGACGCAGATGCCGACGCGTTTTCTGTTAATGATATTAGAAAAACATCTGGAGAAATTTTATATATAGAAAACAGAGCACCAGTAGTAAGAGCTTCAGGGCAGACAGAAGATATTAAAGTGGTAATTACATTGTAAGGTATAAAAAATGGCGACAACTTTAACCAACACTACATTCTCAACTACTTATAAAGATGATTTTCGTGATAGTGATAACTATCATAGAATATTATTTAACACCGGTAAAGCACTACAAGCTAGAGAATTAACTCAAATACAAACTTTTTTACAAAATCAAATATCAAGATTTGGTAATAATATTTACAAAGAAGGGGCTGTAGTAAAGCCCGGGGGAGCTAATCTCAATCAAAAGTATGAGTTTATAAAACTAAACACTACTGTAAATAGTTTACCAACTGACACGTCAATAATGATCGGTCAAGTGTTTTCAGGTTCTACTTCATCTATACAAGTTAAAGTTCTTCAAGTTCTACAAGCTACAGGATCAGACCCAGCAACAATTTATGTTCAGTATATAAACACTTCTTCTGCAACTGCAGGAGCATCTACCATAAGAATGACTCCCGGAGAAAATATGACTGGTTCCGGAAGTGCACTAAACGTAACGTTAACAGTTCAAACAGCTAACACTGTAACAAATCCAGCAACAGGTGTTGGTATATTAGCAACTTTAAAATCTGGCATCTACTACGCTAGAGGCCACTTTGTATTTACTGAAGATCAATCAACTGTAATATCAAAATACTCCGATGTAGTATCTACAGATTTAGGATTTAAAGCTGTTGAAGACGTAGTTACCGTGTCTGACGATACGGACTTGTACGATAATTCTGGAGCTGTTCCAGATATATCAGCCCCGGGAGCAGACAGATACAGAATACGTCTAACTATAGTTGAAAGAAAAGACGTCGCTGCAGATGAAAACTTTATACATGTAGCTACAATAAAACGAGGAATCATTTACAATGCTATTACACTGAGTGATGCTTTTAACGTACCTACTAAAATATTAGCAGAAAGAATAAAAGAAAATTCTGGAGATTACATCGTAAAACCTTTCATAGCTAACTGGCAAGCAGATTCAGATAACACTCATTTACAACTTAGAGTAAGTGATGGTATAGTTGTAGTAGACGGACACAGAGCAAGTCGTAATTATCCTACAGTATTAAGAATTCCAAAATCTACAGCAACTACAACTATTCAAAATGAAGTTGTTCCAGCAACTTTTGGTAACTTTGTTTTTGTCAGCCCAGGCACGGACAGCGCTACTAAAGGAATACCTACGCTATTCAAGCAATTAGATTTAAAAAACGATTCAAGTTACACTGGCACAACTATAGGTAGTGCGAGAGTTAAGCACGTAACTGAAGACGGAGCAAAATTAAGATTTCACTTATTTGATGTTCAAATGAATTCTGGTCAAGCTTTTAGAAACGTTAAGTCAATTGGAGATGGAGCAGCTAACTATTTTAATCTTGATCTTGAAAGTAATAAAGCTGTTTTAAAAGATGTTGTTGGAAATAGTTCTATATTTCCACTTTCAAAACCAAGACCTCAAACACTTACAGACATACAAGTTACTGTACAAAGAGAATTTACTGCTCTATCAAACGGAGCTGGACAAGCATCGTTAACTCCATTATCAGCCACTGGTGAATCATTTGTTAATACAGGAGACTGGATAGTAGCAAAAGCTGACAGCGACATAATATCTTCTGGATTATCTTTTACCGCATCAGGTGGTCAATCAATGACTATTAGTGGTCTTCCTAATAGTAGTAGCATTAAAGTGTTAGCGTACGTTAATAAAGCAAACTCTTCAGTAAAGGCTAAAACTTTAGAAACTAAAGTTCAAAATTACATGGTTGAGTCAGATGGAGCTGGATCTAAATTTATTAATTTAAGACAAGCGGACGTATATAAAATTGATAGGGTAAACTTATTAAGCGATAGTTCTGATATTTTTAATAAATTTAATATTGATTTTGCGCAATTTCCAAGTTACTATGGTTTAGCAAAATTAGATTTAAAGCCAGGGAAAACAGCACCTACTACACCAGTACAAGTTAAATATAAGTATTTTTCTCATAGTGAAGCTGGAGACTTTTTTGCTGCCAATTCATATTCTGGTTCAGTAGAATATGCTAATATTCCTAGTATTAGAATGCCTACAGGAAATGTTATTCACTTGAGAAACGCTTTAGATTTTAGAGCTGTCATGGACTCTGATGGAAACTTTACTAATACAGGTTCTGGAGCTCGAGCCATAGAGGTTCCACAGCCAAACACTTTAGTAAATGCAGATATTACGTACTTTCTAGGTAAAGCTGGAAAATTAGTCATCGACACTGAAGGAGTGTTAAAGTTTGTTGAAGGAAACCCAGGATTTAATCCTCAAGTTCCAGCAAAACAGCAAGGTGCTTTGAGTTTATACGACTTTGTGCTAGGTGCCAATACTTTTACCTCAAGAGACGTTTTTGGAGTTAAGATAGATCATCAAAGATTTACTATGAAAGACATAGGAAGACTTGAAAAAAGAGTAGATCAGCTTGAGCAGTTAACTTCTTTAACATTACTAGAACAAGATACTAAGAACTTACAAATAATAGATTCAAATGGAAATGACAGACTTAAAGCAGGATTTGTAATTGATAATTTTACTGATCACCAACTAACAGAAGCCATTGTATCTAGCGGTCACAGAGCTTCCATAGATCCAGTTCGTCATAGAGCTCGTCCGATGTTTACTGAAGATAATATAAAATTAATATATGATTCAGATGCATCTTCAAACGTTCAAAAATTTGGAGACAACATTTATATAAAATTTGGAGAGCTTCCGTACATTAATCAAGATCTAGCAACAAAGGCAATAACTATTAATCCTTTTGCAGCCACTATATACGAAGGAAATTTAATATTATCACCGGCGTCAGACGAATGGAAAGACATAGAAAGAGTTAATGATAAGATAGTTCCAGGGACTACAAGAATAAGCGGAGTTAATGCTTATAACTGGGACAGCTGGAGTTGGAACTGGAATGGAGAGTCTATAGAAAATTTAGGTATTGGAGCCATGACTAACGAAATATCTTCGATGGTCAATAGAGTGGTTGCTGAAGAAACAGTTATGGATGTTATAGAAGATAAGGTAGTTCAAAAAGCCACAATTCCATATATTAGAGCAAGAAAAATATTTTTTAAAGCAGAAGGATTAAGACCAAATACTAAACATTTTCTTTTCTTCGACGGTCAAAATATGGCTGACTACGTTAAAGAAGAATCAACTTTTACTAGACACGCGGACAATCCAGTGGATTATGGAAACACATTATTTGGAAAGACAACACATCCAGATACCGCTGGAGTACTGACATCAGATGATAACGGAGAAATAATTGGTTCTTTACTGATACCTAATAATGACTCACTTAAGTTTAAGACAGGAAAAAGAGAAATTCAATTACTTGATATTTCTGCCGCAAATCCAAACGACGCTTCGAGTGTTTGTAAGGCGTTGTATTCTGCAGAAGGTATACTAGAAACTAAAACAGGAACACTTGCGTCTTCTCGTGTATTACACTTAATCGGAATGAAAGTAGAGAGAAGAGAAAACTTAGGTAATACTGCGGACGATGGTGGCAATACTGTAATTACAACTACGTACACTGTCCCAGGCGGAACTAATTTTTATTACTCGAACGATGCTCAAGTAAGTTATAATGGAAGAAGCTTTAATCCTAGTGACGCAGCAGATCAGCACAAAGGAAATCAAATGACTCAAGTTGATGACTTTAGCACTTCATTTCACGTTGATCCAGAGTTTGATATGGCTTTTGAAGACTTTGCGGTAGGAGATACTTCTGTAGCTCAAGTAGATACTATTAGCATTGAAACACACGTCAACGTACAAGGAGACAGGCCTGGGAACATGACACCGGTTGCAGACACTTATCAAAGCAACGATGATAATAATTCAAGTGACAATTCAGGATTAGATGCCTCATCAAGCGTCAGTTCTGATGGTGGCGGTTGGACATAATAAAGGAATAATAATATGCCAGTAACAAGTTTAGGATATAATGTAACTAAGCAACCAATAGCTCAATCTTTTTTTATAGACGAGCCAAAAGGAATCTATGCAACTAAAGTAGATCTTTTTTTCGCAACTCGTGATGATCCAACCACTACTAAACTGCCAGTAAGAATTGATCTTAGACCTATGGTTAACGGTGTTCCATCTTCTAGTAAAATACTTCCAGGGTCTACTGTAGTGAAAGCGGCCGCAGACGTAATTCCAGATACTTCTGGTCCAGCATTAACTGCGACTACTTTTACTTTCGAAGAGCCGGTGTTTTTAAAAGGCCTTGAAGATTTCGCTTTAGTTGTTACTGCAGATTCTAAAGACTATTCAGTTTATATTGCAGAGATAGACGAGTTTCAGTTTGGTTCTACTGAAAGAAGAGTCAATAAGCAACCTACTTCCGGAAGTTTATTTTATACTTCTAACGGTGTTACGTTTACTCCAGCACAAAATCAAGATTTAACTTTTAGATTACACAGAGCATCTTTTAAACATACTACTGGTACAGTCTCTCTTAAAAATGCAGTAGTTCCAAAAGCACATTTATTAAATCCTCCGATAACTACTCGAGCTACTAATACCGCAAATGAAATATTCGTAAAACATATAAATCATGGATTACAAGTAGGAAACGGTGTCACACTTTCAAATGTCGACTCAACTGGAGTCGGAGGAATTTTTGCTTCAACTTTAAATAAAAAACATACGGTGACTAAAGTTGATTGGTCTGGATATGCTTTTCTCGCAGACTCTGATGCAGACTCAGCTGTAAGAGGCGGTGGCGGTGCAGTGCTAGCTACAAAAAATATACCATATTCAATAATAGTTCCAAATATAGAATTATTACAGCCTATAGATACTCATGTGACTGCGGCTATGAAAGGAACTACAGGTAAATCTTTCGCCGGCGGAGAAACACCATTTCAAAAAGATCCAAATTTTGATCCAATAAAAATTGGAGAAAATAATTATTCTAGAAAAGCGTACTTAGTTGTCAATGATTCAGATGAAGCAGTAGAGCTTGCAGCCGAGACTAGTACTAAGTCATTAGAATTTCAAGTTACACTTACTAGACCGGAAGCCGACTCAAATATATCTCCTATGATAGACATGCAAAGAACATCTGCAACACTTTTTGATAATGTCATAGATAAGCAAGATTCTGCTGCAACTGTAGGATTTAACGTGCCATTAAATTTTGTAAATGAAACAGAACCAAATGGCTCAGCTGCTGCTAAACACTTAACAAAAGTTATTAATTTAGCAAATGATGCCGTAGGTCTTAAAGTCTTGATAAACGCTAATAAACCAAATGGAACAGATTTTGAATTATACTTTAGAACTGCCACAGCTGACGAAGAGATAGCAACTAAAGACTATGCTCTAGCTAGCATAGAGCAGACTGTTCCAAATACTGATAATGCAGCAATATTTAGACAACACTCTTTCTTAATAGGTGGTCAAAATGGTAGCTTACCGTCTTTTACTAAGTTTCAATTAAAGATAGTATTTAGAAGTACTAACAGAGCAAGAGTACCACAACTATCTAGCTTAAGAGCCATAGCTTTGAGTGTTTAATGTTTGTTAAAGTTGATGGTCATGAAGGTTACGTTAAGAACACTGAGACAGGAGTCGTGTTGA